GGGTAGTTCATATCGGCTCCTGTGAATACGACACGGGGAATTATATACCAATAAAAAACCCCGCGCAAGGCGGGGTTCCAATCAACGTAAGTTGTTGATTTATAAGGCTTAGGCGCCCGGCGAACCGAACATGCCCAGCGGGTCAGACCAGCCGAAGCTGTAGCGCTCACGAGCCTTGTAGCGAACGTTCCCTGTATCGAAATCTCCGTCCATTGACGTAGCCAGCGGGGTACGAACGAAATGCTTCATACCATTCGGCACATCCGTGGTCAGGAACCAAGCGTTGGTGTCGGTCAGGAAGTGGTTAACGGTGTAGCCTTCCGGAATCGAACCATTGTTCATGATGGCGTTGATGTCGTTGTCGTTGGTACCAACACGCAGTTGGGTTTCCAGCAAACGGGTAGCGACGAACATCAGTGCCGGCGGAACAATCAGCTTACGCGGCTTAGCGGCAATCAGCAGACCACGTTCGTCAGTCCACGCAGCGATTTGAATCACGGCGTTTTCCAGCGAGGTTTCGTTCAGGTCAGCGGCGACGGCCGGGGTGTTGCTGTTGGTGCCACCAGAGACAAGCGGGTGCGCGGTGTTGAACAGTTGGACGCCATCACCACCCGGGTAGGTAGCCGAGAAGCCGTTGTTCAGAACGTTAGCAGCCTTAACTTGCTTGGTGTAAGCCATAGCACGAGCCAGAGCCTTGGTATAACGAGCCGACAGGGTGTCGTACAGGTTATCTTCCACTGCTTCTTCAGTCAGCGAGAAGCCAAGAGCGATGGTTTCGTGGTTGTATCGGGCGGTCCAAGCTTCTTGCGCGTTGTCGTATGCGATTGCAGCGCCTTCGTTCTTGACCGGAGCAGCCGAGAAACCGGACAGCTTGGTTTCTTCTTCAAAGCTACGTTCCGAGGTTTCGGTTTCGTAGATTTCTTTATGCTCTTCACCGTATTTGTTGTACTCCAGACCAAACAGCGCGTTCAGGCCGGGCAGGAGTTCTTTGAGTAGCTGGGCACGAGAAATTGCCATGATTTATCTCCTTAGATGCCGGTGGCGTTGTTATACGAGTGATAACCGGCGTTGAACTTGACGACCAACTCCGTGAAGTTACCAGACGAGTTAGCGGTGTCCGGCACAACGTCAATGACGCGCATCGGGGTGCTAGCAGTACCAGCGCCGCCCGGGGTGTACACACCAATCTTCGAGTTACCAGTGGTGGTCGAGCCGGTGTTTTGCACAACGGTGACGTTGCTACCGATAACGGTCAGGCCCAGATAAGCCGGGGTGAGTGCGTTAGCGCTATCTTCAACGTCGCCAGCAACCAGAACAACCTTGTACAGAGCGTTCGGGTCATCAGAAACGTAGGCGGTAGCGTCGGTAACGCCCGACAGGCCCGGCCAATATTGCGAGAACAGCTTTTGCTTGGTCGAGGGGTTGGTGTACGAACAGCCGAGAAAAACGCCAACCAGACCGGCGACCGGGCTAGCTTCGTCTTGGATGTTCGACTTTGCCACAGTACCGGTAGCGGTAAGCGTAACGATGTCACCGTTGAAAATGTTGGTGCCGTACGAAACCGAAGTGGTAGTGATGGCGAATTGACGAGTTGCACCAGCGAACGGCAGGCCACCAACGAGGTTGATAGGCTTTAGGCCGTACGGGGCAGAAACAGTCGGGTATGCCATATTCTTGCTCCTAATTAAAAGTTACTTGCCTTTTCCAAAGGAAGTAGTCGATTTGCGTTCACGGAAGAGCGGCATGCGAGCATCGTTCTCTTTCATAAAGCTGTTATCGACCGCGTCGGTTTGGGCTTGCGCTTGTGCCGCATAGTGGCTGTTGCGCTGGTCCACAAACTCCTTCGGGGTTTTACAGAGAAGTAGTCCACCGATTTCAATAAAGTCCTTGAACTTACTGTCAGCGTCTACAAAGAATTGCATTTCGGGGTGGTCCGTCAGTTTGACCGGTTCCCAACCTTCACGCATTTTAGAGGAGACATTGCGGGCGTCAGATTGACCCACCATGCTTGTACGAATCCACCGATATGACCAACCCGGCTGCTGCTTAATTTCCGGAAGAAGCTCGGGCGGCTTCCATGCTTCAGGACGCCGATAGGTTTCAGTAGTTTCCAATTCACGTGCGAGACGATTTTCAGCCATTTGCATTCTCCATCTTAATCAGTTCACGAGCATATTGCTCCGGGGTAAGTCCAAGCTTTTTAGCAAGATTAACTTGCGTCTTGGTTAGCACAATCTTCTTGGGCGCGGTGCTACGCGTTGCCGGTGCAACTACTGTGGACGGCTTTGCGCGAGGAGCGGGTTTAGCCTCTTCCTGCGTACTCTCCCCAAAATACTCGGGGAATCTTTTGCGCATCGTAGTGTTAATACGACGGTAATAGTCGTCAGACCTAGGGTCTACGCCTGTTTTAACCAACTTTTCGTGCAGCCCCAAAGCCAAGCTGGTCATTTCTTCATCGCTTCCAAACCAAGGATTTTGCTCTTGCCACAAAACCGCTTTATGGTCCGGCTGACGAACTTGGGGCCGTTGTGATTCTGTATTTACTACATTTTCTTCATTTTGTACAGGCGTTTGTTTAGAAACATACAAGGGTTTATACCCCGTAACCTGCTGTACTTTCATTTGAGCGCTAGTCAAACGCTCTTGTGCCTGAATAACTTTTTCAGTATCCCCGGCATCATATGCGTCACGATATTCACGCTTGGCAATATCAAACTCGCGTTCAGCGGCTTCTTTCATGGTGCTCATGAGCATTTCTTCGCCAGACGACAGCGTTGCTCGGAGCTTTTTATTCTCCTCCATGATTTGCTGGGCTATCCGCAGAGCTTCTTCTCGCTCGCGCGACGTTGCTTCTTTGGCTCGGCGTTCATCGTGCCAAACCTTTTTAAGCTGCGACATGCGAGTGCGTACGCGCTCGGAATAATCGTTTAGTTCGTCTTTTTCGAGGTCATCCACTACCTCTTGGGGTAGCGGCTCGCGGCCGCGGTCTTCCTCAGGGGTGTCGTCCTCAATCTCGTAAGGGTCTTCGTCTTGGCTGACTACTTCCTCTTCAGCCGCATTTTCTTGCTCGTCCGGAAACTCGTATTCGACCATTTCCATACTATTCTCTTGTCCCGCCATTCTCTTCTCCTTATGCGCGTGAATACCCACGCGGGTCATCCACAACGGCCTCTACCGAATCATCGTTAATAATCCGGAACTCACGTCCATGAATCTTAATGCGGGTGCCGGCATATGCTCGGGTAAGAACAAAATCGCCTTCCTTACACCAAGGTCCGGTGGGGAAACGACTTTCGTCTTTAAAGCACATATCGCCCATTTTCAAAACAAACAAGACTACCGTAGAGGTTGATTCAATCTCTTTGGTCTTATCTGCTTTAAGCAGACCATTTTCAAACGTATCGCCAACATCAGGGATGGCGCACAGCATGCGATAGCCTTTCGGCTCGGGAAGTTGCGTAGGCATTTGGCCTTCGTTTTGCGTGACTTCTTCAGTCATCGTTTTGCTCCAAAGTTGATGCGAGGTCTTTGATAATCGATTGTGCAATCAGCAGACCCCGAGACTGACCACACAAATACTGATAGTGCGCAAAATCTTTTGCGTTTCCTTCGACCAAGCTCTCGCTAATAGCTTTTTGCTCTTCGTTAAGCTTGGAAATCAAAAACTCAATCGCGTCCATTACTCACCTTTATTCTGGTCGGTGGGTTTTTTCTCAGACTTATTACCTGCTTGGTTATATGCCTGAATGTGAGACTGCAACAACTGGTGCTCCATCTGGTTCGTCGATTGTTCCTTCTGGTGGGCAAGCTGTTTCTCATGCTTGCTTGCGTCCAACCCCATCCGCATGCCCTCACTACGTTGCGACGCTGCCAACTTCTGTGCGTCCGTAGCTGCCTTCAGGCCAACGTCAATACCCTTCTGGCGTTCTTGTGACGCGATGCGCTCACGCTCAATCTCCAAGCGTTGTTGTTCAATCTGCACATCGGCCATCGCCTTCTGTTCTTTCATCGTCTGCTCGCGCTCTTTAATCTCCAGTTCTTTCTGCTGAATCTGGACGAGCGGGTCTTGCTGCTGTTGTTGCGCTTGTGCCTGCTGGGCTTCGGCGGTGTTCTTCTGGTTGAG